GCTTAACCGAAGACCAAAAGAAGGAGTTCATCGTCAAAGACAATGTAGGCTTTGGTGAATGGGATTGGGACATCTTAGCCAATGAATGGGATGCTGATGAATTAGAGGACTGGGGCTTGGACGTATGGACAGACAAAGAACCTGACCAACCTAAAGCACAAAACAGCATCAATCTTAAATTCAATGACGATGATTATGACTTCGTTACAGATAAGTTTTTGACGTTTGAAGGAACAAAAGAAGAAACACTATTGAAACTGCTTGGACAATGACCAAAACTGACACACATAAAAGGGCAATGATTGAGGCGATGGAGAAATCGCTGGGCATTGTAACATCAGCCTGCAAGGTGGTAGGCATCGCAAGGCAAACCCACTACGAGTGGATGAAGAAGGATGAGGAATACAAGTCAGCCATTGAAGCGGTGGCAGACATTGCCATTGACTTTGGCGAAAGCCACTTACACAAGCTAATCAAAGATGGCAGCCCAGCCGCCACCATTTTCTTTCTCAAGACCAAAGGCAAGAAGCGTGGCTATGTTGAAAGGCAGGAGGTTGAAACCACAGGGGACAATATGTTCAACGTAGAGATAGTTCGTGGCAAGTCTGAAGACTAATGTTGTCTACGAACATCTGCTGGACTCTAATAAGCGCATAACGGTAGAGCAAGGCGGCACAAGGTCAGGCAAGACCTACAATATCTTGCTGTGGATTATCACTTCCTTCAGCCCCAACAATAAGGGCAAGGTGGTCACCATCTGCCGCAAGTCCTTTCCATCACTTCGTGCATCTGTGATGCGTGACTTCTTTGAGATACTCAGGGGGATGGGTATGTACCGTGAGGACTGCCATAATAAGTCAAGCAATGAGTATTGGCTCAACGGCAATTTGATTGAGTTCATTAGCCTTGACCAACCCCAAAAGATTAGGGGTCGCAAGAGGGACGTTCTGTACTTGAATGAGGCCAACGAATTATTCTTTGAAGACTGGCAGCAACTCATCTTCAGAACCAAAGGCAAGGTCATTCTTGACTACAACCCAAGTGATGCTTTCCATTGGATATATGAGCGCATCATCCCAAGAGAAGATTGCGATTTTTATCAAACCACATACAAGGACAACCCGTTCCTTGAAGATGCTATCGTAAGCGAGATTGAAAGGCTTAGGCATACCGATGAAGACTATTGGCGCATCTATGGCTTGGGTGAACGAGGCTCGTCAAGAGCCACCATCTTTCAGTACACCACAGGTGAGCAGCAGGGCAACCTTGTTGCCTATGGCTTGGACTTTGGATTCACCAACGACCCAACATCATTGGTCAAGGTAACAAAGCAGGGTGACAGCTTACATTTCAAAGAGATGATACATTCAACGGGCTTGACAAATCCCGACATCAGCGACAAGCTGGCATCTTTGGGCTTGACAAGACGGGACGAGATATGGGCAGACAGCGCAGAACCCAAGAGCATTGAGGAGTTGCACCGTATGGGGTGGAACGTCAAGCCAACGGCAAAGGGAAAGGACAGCATTATGGCTGGGATTGATATTCTGAAGCGGCACAAGTTGGTTGTCACCCCTGACAGCCCAAATGTTATCAAGGAATTGCAAAACTACAAATGGCAAGAGGACAAGAATGGCAACCTACTGAATCGCCCTGTGGACAAGTACAACCACGCCATTGATGCAATCAGATATGCCACATTCAACAGATTAAGCAGACCTAACTACGGAAGGTATGCAGTAAGATAAGATTTTAGCGTTACTTAAGTATGAAGATTGACATAATTGTTCCGACTGATTTGTCCGAGATAACCCTTGACCAATACCAAAGGTTCGCCCGATTGGATGGCGATGATGACTTTCTTACGAGAAAGGTGCTTGAGATATTCTGTGGGGTAGATTACAAAGATTTGCTTTCAGTCGGTTACAGCGATGTTCGTGATGTGCTTGAGCATATTACGTCAATGCTAAATCAAAAGCCGCCTATCACGCTAAAAACCACCTTAAACGGCAAGGAATGGGGCTTTATCCCAAGGCTTGATGACATCAGCTATGGTGAGTTCGTGGATTTAGACACATATCTAAGAACAACCGACACCCTGCATAAAGCGATGGCGGTCTTGTACCGACCCATTGTGGCAGAGATTGCTCAGATGCACAAGATTGAAGAATACAAGGGTGCGGATAAGTATGCTGAGGCGATGAAGCAAATGCCTATGGACGTAGTAATGGGTGCATTGGTTTTTTTTTGGACTCTCGCCAACGAATTACTACAAGTTACCCTACCTTATTCGCAGGAACGGGTAGCGATGAATGGTCAAAACACGCCCAGTTCCAAAGCAAATGGGGATGGTATACAACATTCTATCAACTCGCTAATGGTGACGTTGGACGATTTGATGAAGTTGGGAGACTACCCTTACACCAATGTCTTACCTTCTTGACGTTTGAGACTGAGAAGCAAAAATTAGAAACAATCAAATGAAGCAGTTTTACGACATAACCAATACAATCAAAGACACGCTTGAGGCGCATAGCCAAATCAACACCGTGACCTTTGGGGACATCTTTGACGTTGACCTGAACAAGCAAACGATATTTCCTTTGGGGCATATCCAAGTCAATAGCGCAACAATCAATGAGCCAACCATTGTGATGAATATATCGGTTAGCTGTATGGATATTGTTGAAGAATCTAAGGGTGACTTGAGGGATGAGAACGAGCCGTTCTTTGGGTTAGATAACGAGCAAGACATTCTCAACACACAGCTTCAGGTCATCAATGACTTAACACAAAAGCTATTCAGAGGCCAGCTTCACACAGACCTATATCAGATTGAGTCCGCACCTAATTGCACCCCTTTCACAGAAAGGTTTGATAACAAGCTGACAGGCTGGACAGCCACCTTTGATGTGATTGTACCTAACACCACAATCTCAGCCTGTTAATGTCACGGCAGAAGCGAATACAGCAAGTGATGAGTGCCTTCGGTAAGAAGGTCATTCAACAATCTCGTTCTAACCTGACACGAAAGAAGAAAAGCAGCACTAAGACCTTGTACAATTCTTTGGGTTACAACCTTGAGGTGTTCAAGTCGGGCAACTTCTCACTATCATTTGAGATGGAGGAGTACGGCAACTTTCAGGACTTAGGAGTTAGCGGAACAAAAAAGAAATATGACACGCCTTTCAAGTACACCAACAAACGACCCCCTGCATCCGCATTTGGTAATTGGGTAGTCCGTAAGGGGCTGAAAGGGACAAGGGATGCTAAGGGAAGGTTCACAAGCCGTAAAGGGTTGCAGTTTGCAATCGCCAATCACATTTTTGAGCAAGGCATCAAGCCAACGCACTTCTTTAGCCGTCCTTTTGGGATTGAGTATAACAGATTGCCATTGGACATCGCTGAGGCTTTTGCCTTAACACAAATAGAACTTTCAAACGAAACAGAATGAGCGTACCATCATCATCCATACCCACCAGCCTTGCAATGGCAAGGTCACCCATCTACGTCACAGGTAAGAATAACGCTGTGGCAAACGACTCCCTTGATTCAATGGACTTGGATATTAAGGTTTGGGCTGTGACAGAGCCATCCACCAACAATTATGAATTGTCTAAGCCTTATTCTGTGGATGAGGTCATTAACTTTAATATCGGTAAACTGATAGGCTCTGAGTTCGTCAAAGACTTCAGCAACTACAACACAACGTCCATAGCCGCCAGCGCAAGTGGCGAGGTGTTAAACACTAAGGTTTCAGGGGCTTGGACATACAGCAACGCAGGGGCATCCCCCACAACAGCCCCGTGGAGTACGGGGACTGAGTTCTTTGCAACTAATGGTTGGCGTGAGTTTGGCGTAACGGCAGAACACACAGGCGTAGCGATGGCAACAACACGCAAGCGATTGATTGGTACAGCTACAAGCGAAAGCCTTGCTATCTACTTTGATACTGCAAGTACGGCAGTAACCTTTGGAATCTTGTGGTCAGATGGCCAAACAGAGGAGGTAAGTATTCAGACAAATAGCGGCATTGCCCCATCATCTACAACGGCA